GCATGATTTAAGTTTTTAACACGACCTTGTCCAAAAGCTTCTGCCTGTAATGCTAAAGGTAATGTTTCTAAGTCGCTATCGTATGGCAAACCTAAATGAACAACAGTTGACGCACGATCTAAAGTAATAGTGCCGCTAGACACGACTCTTTGTGGATGTACTGCACCATCTGCAAGAATACTAATTGTTTTACCTTCTAACCAATTAATACCTGTAATTTTATTTCTTGCTACTTCAAAGGTTGTTATTGCAGTATTGCGTTGTGCAACAGGTAAATTTCTGTCTAACTTTGCTGTTGCTATTTGTTGAGTCGATGTAGCTACAATATTTAACCTGTAATAATTTGTACCGTCTACTAATACTATTGCGTCACCAACATCATCAGTACTAGGTGGTGCATTAAATAAATTATAATTAGCAGTTATAGTTACGATCTCACCTCTTGTGTAAGTAGTACCGCCTGAGATAGTTACAGTTCTTGTTGGGTCTGTGTTAGTACCATTTAATGTTGCCCCTGCATCAACAAAAAAACAATCACGTTGCTGATTAAAATTTCTTGTACCCATACGTTCTACATATCTAACGCTATTACCATTAATAGTTCTTTTTACTACTGCATATAAAACATCATCATTACCTTCAGATACAGTTGCAATGCTTTCAAAAGTACCATCTGTATCATGTTGATGCCATGCACCTATAGATTGTTCTGGTACATATGTAAGTCCAATTAATTTACCACTGCTGCTTACAAAATAAACAATAGGTATTGGTGATTTAGATAAAGCCATATCGCTAATAGTTAAATTATCAAATAGATGTGGCGCACGAAGTGATAGATCTCCTGTAATAAATCCATTAGCTTGCCAGTTATAACCTAGTTCTCTTACATGACCGCCACGCGCTGCGGTATAAACCATACTGTTATTTACAATCACAGGTTGTGCATTGTTAGCACCAACGTATGATTGTGGTTTTACAGATATAGAAGATGGCGTAATAGCGTCATTGTTAATAGATGATACTCTCCATTCTGCTGATCCTGTCAGTAAGACAAGTTGTGTCAGCGGCACAATATGTCTAATAGTATTTGCTTCTCGTGCAGCAACTTTAAACTTAACTCGGTCATCATCACGAATAGGTAAACCAAAAGAAAGATTACTTTCAGTACCTGATTTAGTCATAAAGATACTTTGCGGTTCATTATTAGTACCTGCAAAAACTCTTCGTTGTTCAAAATAAGATACAGCACCTGGAAAATTATTAGTGTTATTAAATTCGTTTTCAAATATTGGTGGTGTTCTAGAAAAATCAGGCCCTATATTATTGTCTGTCAAACTTGTACCTGTAGTTTCTCCAATAAAACCATATATACCACCCTGCTCTTTATACACTCGATATCTAGATGCGCCTGCTCTTGCGTTCCAACTAATGTTATTTCTAGCACCTGTAACGTAAATATTGTTGTTTACGGATGCGGTAGAAGATCCTGCACTTTCACTAATAAGATCAGATAAAACTGCGGTTACTTTATACCTGTGAGTTTCGTATGTATCAGAGTCTGTGTTTGTAGATGAAGGTATAGTTCTAGTTGCAGATACACCACCTGGAGCAGCAATAGGCGTACCGAAGTTTATAGTTTCTAATTGCCAATTAGTTGCACCAAATCTTTTTAATTCTCTAGGCGCGTGGTTAGGATGCACCATTGTAATAATGTCTGCCGATTGCACATAGTGAACATCAAATAATTCTGCTTCTAAAAATGGCGAAGGTATTTCGTAAGTAAAATCAGCAGGCAATAGATACCAATGTGTTGCATTAGACAATGCCCTTCCTGACCCACCAGTTCTTGAGTAATAATTATTCCCACCACTTGAAACTATTGCACCAATAGAATAATTTGTACTGCCATTGTATGCAGCACCTGCGCTGTATTGCAGTGTTAACCCTTGTGTATGAAACCTAAAATATTGATCACCCATCTCAATAACCATTGTCTGGGTTGTATTAAATGTAAATGATAATAATCTTGTTGCTTTTGTACTGTCTTTTACTTCTTTTACAAATGAAAAACCTGGTCTGTTTTCAGCAGGCCCTTGTGGTTTAGCAATAAAATTACGCATCTTTGCCACACCTGTTTGATATTTAGTATCAGATATTCGTCCAAACATTTCTGGTGATATCTCACCACCTGCAAAAGCTTGGTTAAACGTGCGTGTAGTTGGCATTTATTACCTCCCAGATGTCCAAGGTACTATGTGTTCAACTGTAATATCTCTGTGTAAATTATCTTGTTGTTTTGCCTGAATCATATAATTCTGCATCATTTGTGTACATCGTTTTGCTTCTGCCATACCTTGGTCACCTTTAATTACAGGGCCTGCCAACATAGATGCTAAATGCCAAGAAAGTGTAATAACAAACAATGATGAAAATTTAGATGGGTCACTAACAAATGCTGTATAGCGCAACATCGCGTTTTCTTGGTTTGTATAAATTAAAGTTAATCCATTTGCATCTGTCTCTAATGCAAACTGTTGTGGCGTATATTGTCCTGCAACTATTGTAGGTGCATAGTTAGATGTAATTCCTCCTGGGGTGTCACCTGCCGACATTCTTGTAGCGTAGTCGTTTTGTGCTGTTGGAGATATTATTGATATCGGTGACATCATATCAATAGGTGCTGTGTATGCATAATCCCATTGATTTAAAGTATTAGTTGTTAAAGGTATAGTTGCACGCTTCATTGCGAAATTCCAAGTATGCATATCCAATAAAGTATCTCTAGCTATCGGATAAAATCGTGCAGCTTTCTCAGCCTGTGCTGATCCTTCTGGTGGTTTTATTGAAGCTATTGTTGCATCGTCACCCAAGTGTGCAAGGGCAAGGTTGCAAATATCGACTTCGGTTGCCATAACTGTCCTTAATAAAAGAGGAGGTTAGCAGATCTACTACTAGCCCCCCTGTGAATAGTCAAATAAGAAGACCTAGCCTATTTACTTGCCGCTTCGAGTTTTTCGATTAGAGAAACTTTTGTAGCTCTCCTATCAAGCTCGATGCCGATAGTTCTGCCATATTCCTCTAGTTGGCGTTTTGTCATAGCTTCAAAGTCAGTTGACTTATCTGCTGCCGAATCCACGGTAGTTGTGTTAGACGGCACAGGTAGTTCAGCTTCAGATCCGCCTACTAACTCTAAGTGCTTACAAAACTCACCGTTATATTCAAACTCTTCTCCTGCTTCTCGCAAACTATTGTCCACGAAACATTTGATTTTGGCTTTGTAAATTGGCATAGGTCGTTCCTAATTATACTACGGTAAAGCCAGATGCATAATACTTCTGACCGTCACCGATTGTTTCTACAACATCAGCAGTAACTTTACCACCATTATAAGTACCAGATACTGTGTATCTTGCACCTAGGTATCTAGCACCTTTACCTGCGATGTCTGGGTTTAAACGTACAACAATGTTCTTACCTAAAGTAAGTGCTGATGTAACAATTGCATCGCTGCTACCAATAACAGTTGGGCTAGACAAGTTAGCGTTAGCACTTGTAATAACCTCAAACTTGATACTTGTACCACCTGTTAGAGCAGTTGTAACAGCAAAATTCATATATAAAGCTGTACCTTCACCCATGTCTCTAGCAACGCCTAAATCAATAGTGTCAGTAGAAACAGCAGTTGATGTTACCGCTTGATCTTCGCTCACACGGAGCAGTTTGTCAGTAATCATTTTGTGATAATCTCCAAAAAAATAAAATTATAAACTCAGTAACTATTAAGTCACACGAGCTTCAGAGTTGATCAACGCATCGACTCTTCTTAATGGAACACCTAGGAATGATAGGTAGCTTTGTGCTGTACCAAACTGTTTTAATCCTTCTTGGATTGATAGGACGTTTTGTGACTTATCAAGTGCAGCAATAGACATTCCAGAATGAACTGTTCTGTTCATATAGAATGCTGCTCTACCCATAGCCATGTTTGGTATTCTGTACAATGCTCTAGCCATTAATTTAACAAGGGCTGTAGATGCAGTAGCAGATTGTGTACCTGTAGTTCCTAGTAAGTCAGAAATGTCAATGTTACAAATACGAACAACGTATCTCCAATCTTTAACAACCAAACCATTCTTCCACTGATAACGAGTAGCAAAAGCTTGTAGTCTTGTACCGTCACTGTTGTATACAGTTTGTTCGCCTAGATCTTCGTGTGTTAAACCTGCTTTAGATCCTTTAGGGAAAGGACAATAAACAGTGTTATCACCCCAAACAACTAGATATACAGAAGCATTATCAGAACCTGATCCACCTGCATCAAGAATGTTTACCGCATTGTCTGCTGATAAATCACCATATCTTGGCCCAAGACCTAGAAACTTCTTAGGATCTGTACCAGGGTTGCCGTAGAACATTGTCTCAGCTTGTGTCTGGTTCATTGCTTCTAAGAATGCAGTATCTTCAGAAAGACGGAACTGTGCAGTGTTACCATTTAACATTGCTAAGTCTTTGTCAACTTCAGAACGTGCTTCTAGTATTGCGCAAGCTTCATCAACCTGTGCGGTTGTTGATTTACTACCTGGAATACCTTGGTTTAATGCACGAAAATAAACTGATGG